ATCGCTGCAGCTCAAACTTTAGGAGGAGCCGGTAATATGACTCTTGCAGGTACAGCCGCAACTTTTGGTGGCACTAACCTGGGTCAAAAAATTACTTTGGTTTCAGCTGGTAATATTTCTGCTGTTACTTTTACAATTACTGGAACTGATCCAACAGGTGCTTCACAAACTGAAGATCTAACAGGTCCTAATAATGCTACAGTAACATCAACAAAATATTTCAATACAGTTACTCAAATTGCAGCTTCAGGAGCGGTAGGAACTAATACTTCTTCAGGCGTTGCAGCTGATCAAGGTGGAACATTATTTGCTGGAAGAACTAGAGTTAGAGGAATGCATGCAGTAAATGCTGGTGCAGGAACTATATTTTTTAATAATTCAAGCATTGATGGGTCAGAAATTTTAGGTGTTCCTGTAGATGCAGGAGACTTAGATCCATACATTCCAGATGATGGAATGGTTTTTGATTCAGGTGCTTTCATAAAAGTAAATGTTGGAGTAATCACAGGCTTAACAGTATTCTTTGACGGCTAGGAGGCTAAATGGCTAATACTACCTCTGAGACAACTACTTTCGATAAAACGTTTTCTATTGATGAAATAATAGAAGATGCTTTCGAACGTATTGGATTAAATTCTGCAGCAGGTTATCAATTAAAATCTGCAAGAAGATCTCTTAATATTCTTTTCCAAGAATGGGGTAATAGAGGACTTCACTATTGGGAAGTAGGAGAACTAGATTTAGATTTAGTAGAAGGACAAGCTGAATATAAATTTTTTAGATCAGCAGCTGATGGTACGAATGCTATTAGTATACCAGCAAATGTCCATGGAATATCCGATGTCCTTGAAGCACAATTAAGAAATAATAGAACAGCAACAACTCAATCAGATTCGCCAATGACAAAAGTAGATAGATCTACTTATGCAGGTTTTTCTAATAAATTATCAAAAGGAACACCTAATCAATATTGGGTACAAAGATTTATAGATCATGTAAGTGTCAGTATCTATCCAACACCAGATGCAACTAACGCTTCTAAAGATATGCACTTTTATTTTATAAAAAGAATTCAAGATGTAGGTGATTATACTAATGCAACTGATGTTCCATTTAGATTTGTACCATGCATGATATCAGGATTAGCATATTATTTATCACAAAAATATGCACCACAACTTATACAAGCTACAAAATTAGCTTATGAAGATGAACTAGCAAGAGCATTAGCAGAGGATGGTTCTGCTTCTAGCACATACATAACACCAAAAGCATACTACCCAGGAGCATAATGTCTAGATACGCAACAGGTAAATACGCAAAAGCAATATCTGATAGATCAGGTATGGAGTTTCCATACAGAGAAATGGTTAGAGAATGGAATGGTGCATTTGTTCACTTTACAGAATTTGAACCAAAGCAACCACAATTAGAACCAAAACCAAATGGTGCTGATGGCGTTGCATTATTAAATACAAGAACAGATAGAAACGAACCACCAACAGCAATTCTTTTACCAAAAGATCCTTTTACAGTAACAAATGGAAGTGCAACTTTAACTGTAAGTTTACTTAATCATAATTTAGAAGTTGGAGATTTTGTTTTATTTTATAACCCAGCTAGTAATGATCCTACTCAAAGTTTTAATTTAGGAAGTAATCTATTTCCAATATTTGCAATAGCAGATGCAATAACAGCTTCAGCAACAACTGCTACGTTTGATTCTAATACAAATTTTCCTGGAACGGGTTTTTATTTTATACAAAGTGCAACTGCACCAAGTTCAACAAATCCTGACTATGTTCCTGTAATTCAAAGAGAAGTTATACAATACACAGGCACGTCTGGAGCACAAACTATAACAGGTTTAACTAGAGGTACTAATGCACCTTTTAGAGGTCAAACACCAGAAAGCACAACAGCAACTGCGCATGCTATCGCTAATGTTTTTCCAGGTTTAGAAATACAATCTGTAACTACAAGAACAGAGAATACAGGTGCCATGCCAGCTACAAAAACAGTTAATACAGGCTTTACTGTTACCTTGCCTTATAACGCAGTTGGTAATATAACAGGTGGTGGAGAAAACATTTATGTTAGTCCAATGATAAGAGGTATATTATGATAAGTTATATTTGGAATAAAATTAAAAATATATTTAAACCTAAAAGACAAGAACCTGTTGTTTTAAAACAAGAAGTAAAACCAGAGCATTGTACAAAACACAATAGGTTTAGAAAAAGTTGTCCAACATGTAAAGAGGTTGTAGCGTAATGGCAGGTATAAGTTACAGCACTTTAGTTACACAACTTAGAAACTATACAGAAACAGATTCAAATGTTTTAACAACTGATATATTAGAAAACATAATCTTAAACGCACAATATAGAATCATGAGAGATGTTCCTATTGATGCAGATAGAAAACAACAAGATGGTAATTTAATAACTGGTCAATCAACAATTAATGCTCCAGCAGGATCATTATTTATTAGAGGTATACAAGTCTACGATTCAACCTCTGATGTAACAGGAAATAATGTTTGGCTAGAGAAAAAAGATATTACATATTTACAACAATACGTACCCTCAACAGAAACTGCAAAAAGAGGGCAGCCTAAATACTATGCAATGTTTGGTGGTGCTACAGGAGATAGTGACACTACATCTGGAAGAATGATGTTTGCTCCAGTACCAGATACAACCTATAAATTTAGAGTCCATTTTAATAAAATGCCAGCTACTTTAGAGTCTAGTAATCAGACTAATTATATTAGTATGAATTTCCCTAATGGACTATTGTATTGTTGTCTATCAGAGACATACGGGTTTTTAAAAGGCCCAATTGATATGTTGACACTTTATGAAAATAAGTATAAACAAGAGGTACAAAAGTTTGCTAATGAGCAAGTTGGTAGAAGACGAAGAGACGACTACACAGATGGCGCTGTTCGTATTCCAGTTAACTCGGCAAACCCATAGGAGATAAAATATTATGGCAATATCATCAGCGGTATGCACAAGTTTTAAAGTAGAACTTTTAAAAGGAGTTCACAACTTTTCTGCTTCAGGCGGCGACACTTTTAGAATAGCTTTATACACTAGTTCTGCATCATTAGGTGCAGGTACAACAGCTTATTCAACTTCAAACGAAATTTCTAATACATCAGGATCTGCTTATGTAGCAAAAGGTGCAGCACTTACAAGTGTTGATCCAGCTGCATCCGGCACAACAGCTGTTTGTGATTTTAATGATGTAAGTTACACAAGTGCATCTTTCACAGCAAACGGTGCATTAATTTTTAATGATTCTGCTTCTGGCGATCCAGCATGTGCTGTTATCGCATTTGGTGGTGACAAAACCGTATCTAGTGGAACTTTTACAATTCAATTCCCTGCAGCAGACGCATCGAACGCAATCATACGATTAGCATAAGGAGGTCTTCCTTATGGCCAATACTTGGAACCAATCAGGCACAACCTGGAGTACCGGTCGTTGGGGCACAACTGAAGCTATTATAACTGGTTTTGGTGCAGACACATGGAACGATGGTGGTTCTTGGGGTCAAGCTAATGACGAAGTAATACTTTTAACAGGTCAATCTATAACTTCATCTTTAGGTACACCTGTTGCATCTTCTGAACAAGGTTGGGGTAGATCTGAATGGGGTCAAGAGCCTTGGGGAGAAAGTAATAGTCCTGTTGTATCTGTAACTGGAGTATCAGCAACAGCATCAGTAGGTTCTTTATCAGCGTTTAATGAACAAGGTTGGGGTAGAGATACTTGGAACTTTGAAAGTTGGGGTTTCTCTGGTTTAACTGTAGAATTAGATGGTCAAGAAATTACATCTAACTTAGGTGTTAATGGTTGGAGTAATGGAACTTACGGTGAAAATGGTTGGGGTATGTTTACACTTAACCCTGCTGATGTTATGGGAGTAACCGGAGTTTCTGCAACATTCTCAATTGGTTCACCAACAGTTATATTATCACCAACAGTTTCATTAACCGGAGTTTCTGCAACTGCTTCTGTTGGATCAATAAGTCCTGATGACATGGCAGTTGGTTTAACAGGTCAAGCAAGTACATCTTCTGTTGGCTCAGTAACATTTGATTTAACTTCTGTAGTAATACCAACAGGTCAAGAAGCAACTTCAAATGTAGGTTCCTTAATAGCAGGTATTGTAGAATTTGTACCTGTAACAGGCGTTGCAACAACCTCAGCCGTAGGATCAATAGATCTTGATCAAATGCTTGTAGGATTAACTGGAGTGTCTTCTACGTCGTCCGTAGGGGCAATAACACCTGCAGATGTAATGGGCTTAACAGGTGTTGAAACAATTAGTTCTGTAGCTACTTTTGGAACTGCTACAGGTTTTGGAATTCAATCGTATCAAGATGTTGACACGGGATCAAATACAACGTATAGTGACGCTGCATAGGAGATAAAAATTATGGCATCAACATACACACCTTTAGGGGTAGAACTTCAAGCAACTGGTGAAAATGCCGGTACATGGGGAACAAAAACAAATACTAATTTACAAATCATCGAACAAATTTCTGGTGGTTTTACACAACAATCAATTGCTGGTGGTGCAAATACAACAGCTTTATCTGTTTCTGACGGATCAACTGGTGCAGTTTTATCTCATAGAATGATTGAGTTTACAGGTTCAATATCTGGAAACCAAATCGTAACTATTCCTTTAGATGTACAAACTTTTTATATTTTAAGAAATTCAACTTCTGGCGCTTACACAGTACAATTTAAATATGCTTCTGGTTCAGGAGATTCTTTTACTTTTGCAGCAGATGACAAAGGTGATCAATTAGTTTTCGCAACAGCTAATGATGGAACTAATCCAGATATCGCAACTTTAAGTTTTGGAGATGGTGATGTAACACTTACTGGAACACAAACTTTAACAAACAAAACTTTAACAGCTCCTAAAATTGCAGATGCAGGTTTTATTGCAGACGCAAATGGAGCAGAACAAATTATATTTCAAACAACAGCTTCAGCAGTTAATGAATTAGAAGTAACTAATGCTGCAACAGGTAATCCACCAATCTTAGGTGCAAGTGGAGAAACTAACGTTGATGTTCATATCAAACCAAAAGGCACTGGAGAAACTAGAATTGGAACAGGAGCAGCAAATGCTACTCTTACATCTAGTGGAGCACACGATTTAATATTAGATACAAACTCAGGCACTAACTCAGGTACAATTACAATAACTGATGGTGCAGACGGAAATATTAACATAGCACCAAACGGAAATGGTGTTGTTCAAGCTGGTGGTTCAGCAGTTAAAGTTGCAGGTAAAGAAACTATGTGGGTACCAGCAATTTCAATGTATCCTAACACTACAAATGGTGCAGAAGCTGCACAAGTAGAATTATCAAATGGACCTGAAATAAAAGTTTTAGATTTTGATAAAGACGCAGATGAGTTTGCACAATTTGCTGTTGCTTTTCCTAAATCATGGAATGAAGGCACAGTAACTTTTCAAGCATTTTTCACAGCCACTTCGACAAATACTGGAACAACTTCGTGGGCTTTGCAAGGTGTTGCATTAGCAGATAATGGAGACTTAAATACTGCTTTTGGTACTGCAGTTGCACCTACAGCAAAAGCACATAGTGGTACATCAAACGATTTAGACGTAACAGCAGAAAGTGGAGCAGTAACAATAGCGGGCTCACCTAGTACAGATGAGTACGTATTTTTTCAAATATCAAGAGACGTATCAGAAGATAATTTAAATGCTGATGCAAGATTATTAGGTATTAAATTATTCTTTACTACTGACGCTGCTAACGACGCATAAGGAGCTTAAGAATGAAAGATGTAAAAAGCCTTTTTTCAACACCGGGCTCATTTGGAGCAGGTTCAGGTAAAAGTTGTAGAAGCACGCCTTCTCATAAAGGCAAATCATTTGGTTATCAAATTTTAGGTTTTGGATCAGGATCTTCAGGACCTGCTTATGTTGAGGCAACCGGAGGTAATTCTACATTTACCGTAGGTGATTATAAAATTCATGTATTTACAGGAGACGGAAACCTTTGTGTAACATCACAAGGTAGTTCAGCTGGTAATGAAAAAGTTGATTATTTAGTAGTTGCTGGTGGCGGAGCCGGAGGCCCTGCAACAGGAGCCGGCGGAGGTGGCGGAGGTTATAGAGAATCTCAAGACCCAGCTACAGCTCCACTTTGGACAGGATCTCCTCTTGCAACTTGTGCATCTTTAACTGGCATTGGTACAGGTTCACTTCCAGTAACAGTTGGAGCTGGAGGAGTAGGTTTTACTCCATCCCCATCAGATTCAACAAGAGGCGGAAATTCAGTTTTTAGTTCAATTACATCTACTGGCGGAGGAGCTGGCGGATCACCACATACTGGTTCTCCATCACCCGGAGGAGGAGCAAATGTACCTGGTGGTTCTGGCGGTGGATCTGGTTATGGAGCTAGTGGATTCGGTTTAGGAAACACACCCCCAGTTAGTCCACCACAAGGAAATAATGGTGGCCCTGGTGGCCCTCACGCAGGAGGCGGAGGCGGAGGAGCACTTGCAGCAGGTTCAGGACCTGGACCACACGCAGGTGGATCTGGAGCTTCAACAACAATTGCACCATCTTCTTTTGGTGTTCCTGCATGTTCAACTTTCTTCTATTCAGGAGGAGGTGGAGGAGGAACTGACCAACCCGCAACACCTGGAGGAGCTGGTGGAAAAGGCGGCGGAGGCCGAGGCGGAGATAGACACCCAGGAGGAGGTGGACCAAAACAAGGGGTAGCAGGAACTGCTAACTCTGGAGGAGCTGGAGGAGGAGTAGGATTACCCGCTCCAGGAGCATCAGGAAATGCTGGTGGTAGTGGAATAGTAGTAATAAGGTATAAATTTCAAAATTAATTATGGCACACTTTGCAAAAATAACAGAAGATAATAGAGTTTTAACGGTAAACGTTGTTGCCGATGAACATTGTACAAATAAAGATGGTGTTGAAACTGAAGCTGAAGGTCAATACTGGTTAGAAAAATGTCATGGTTGGCCACAACATCTTTGGAAAAAAACTTCTTATAATACAATAATGAACACACATAAATTAGGTGGAACACCTTACAGAGGAAACTATGCTGGCATAGGTTATACTTGGGATGAGGCAAATCAAATTTTTTGGCCACCACAACCTTTCCCATCATTTACAAAAGACATAGCTAGCGCTATGTGGATATCACCATTAGGAGAGAAACCTGTATTAACTTCAGAACAACAAGATTCTACTGAGAATAGTTGGGAGTATGTTTGGGATGAAGATGCTTATCAAGCAGACAACTCAACCGGTTGGGTATTGACAGATAGAAACGCATAATATATAAGTTTTCAAAACATATATAGATATGCAAAAGAAAGTATTAAGTGAACAAGGAATATATTTTGGCGAAGTTAAAATGCCTAAAGGTTTTGACATTAATCGATTTGATTTAATTTTGTCTGGTTTTTCTTCTTTATTAAAAAATGAAAAGATTAAATTTTCAAAAAGTTTTGATCAATTAAATAAATACATCATAGATCATATTAGACTTAATTATAATGTAAATTTAGTTAACCAAGATACTTGGTTTGACATGTTTTCATCTAATGAAAAAACTGACCCTTTATTAAATGTAAATCCTGTAGATTTAAGAAATTCTCCTGATTATACTTTGTTGTATGGATTAGGCACATCTAATTGTCATGTTAGAGTGTATTTTGATGATAATAGAAGAAAAGGTAGAAGTCATGATATGGAACTTGAAAACAATCATTTTATTTTATTTCCCTCAAACAATATGTATATCATTAACAATAAACAAGAAGACACATTAAATTTTGTTCAAACTATAACTTACGAATACGTATAATGAATTTAAGTGATTACTATTGGTATTTTGAATCAGCTATTCCCCCAAGATTATGTGACGATATAATTAAACATGGATTATCTAAAAAAGAAGAAATGGCTAGAACAGGTGGGTTTAGTAATAAAAATAATTTGAATAAAGATGAAATGGCAATGCTTAAAAGAAGAAGACACTCTGATGTAACATGGTTAGATGATATTTGGATATATAAAGAAATTCAACCTTATGTAAATATAGCAAATCAAAACGCAGGTTGGAACTTTGAATGGGACTGGTCTGAACCATGTCAATTTACTAAATATAAACTTAATCAGTATTACGATTGGCATTGTGATAGTTTTCACAAACCTTATGATAAACCAAATACTTCAGATCATGGTAAAATAAGAAAGTTATCTATGACTCTTCAATTAACAGATGGATCTGAATATGAAGGTGGTGAATTAGAATTTGATTTTAGAAATTATGATCCGCCTTTAAGAGATGAATCTAAACATTTAAGACAAGCAAAAGAAATACTTGCAAAAGGATCTATTATTGTATTTCCATCTTTTGTATGGCACAGAGTTAAACCAGTAAGGAAAGGAACACGATATTCATTAGTCATGTGGTGTCTTGGATATCCATTTAAATAATATGCAAATACAAGAAATATTTAAAACTCCAATATGGGTTGAAGAAAAACCAGAGTTTATAAAAAGTTTAAACAAAGCATCAGATAAATATATCAATGCTTCTAAAAAAAGAGAAAAAGAATTTATAAAAAAGAATGGAGATTTTGGTAGATCTTATCATTCAACTCCTCTTTTAGATGATAATGATTTTATTGATTTAAGAAATTATGTAGGTCAAAAATCTTGGGATTTTTTAGATTGGTGTGGTTTTGATATGCAAAGATATACTACTATTTTTTCTGAGATGTGGGTTCAAGAGTTTGCTAAAAAAGGTGGTGGTCATCATTCAGCACATATACATTGGAATCAACACGTATCTGGTTTTTATTTTTTAAAATGTAATGAAAATACATCATACCCAATATTTCACGAACCACGAACAGGAGCACGTGCTACTAAATTAATTATGAAACCTAATGATGGTTTAGCACACGGAAATGAATTAATACATTTTAAACCTGCTCCAGGAACTCTGATGGTATTTCCTGGATACCTTGAACACGAGTTTGCAGTAGATTTTGGTAAATCACCTTTTAGATTTATACACTGGAATATACAAGCTGTGCCAAAAGGAACGATAACAAATGTTTAGAATAGAAGACAATTATATAGATGCTGAAAAAAGTTTAGATTTAAAACTAATGATGGAGTCTAATAACTTTCCGTGGTTTTTTTTACAAGGCAAAGTAACAAAAACGGATAAATTATTTGATTATCAATTTGTTCACATATTCTATACGAATCATAGTATTAATTCTGATTACTATGATCGTTTAAGTCCTTTAATTGATAAAATAAAACCATTATCTTTAATTAGAATAAAAGCTAATTTAAATCCTATATCTAATAAATTAATTAAATTTAAGGAACATCAAGATCAATTTTTTAAATGTAAAACAGCTATATATTATTTGAATGACAACAATGGTTATACAATGATAGGCGATAAAAAAGTAGAAAGTAAAAGTAATAGAATGGTTTTCTTTGATGCCGACCAACCTCACTATGGCACTAACTCTACTGATTGTAATAATAGAATGGTGATAAATTTTAATTATGTTTAAAGTAGTAGATAATTTTTTTAAAAAAGATCAGTATGATAAAATGAAAAATTTAATCATTCACCCAGATTTTAGTTGGTATTTACTACACGGAGTCACTGAGGAAAAGAATGATGATTTCTTTATGCTTCATACTTTTTTTAAAGAAGACTGCGGTATTAATAGTGATTGGTATCCACACATAATAGAGCCTTTTGTAAAAAAATTAAAAATTAAAAAACTATTGAGATCAAGAGTAAACCTTTATCCAAAAACAGATAAACAACTTGTGCATGGTTTTCACACAGATAGAAAAGATAAACACATGGTTATTTTATTTTACTTTAATGATAACAATGGGTATACTTTATTTAAAAATAGAAAGGTTAAATCAAAAGATAATAGAGCTGTAATATTTGATGGTTCGTTAGAACATTCTAGTACAACTTGCACAGATCAAAATTATAGAATTACTTTAAATATAAATTATGAGTTTTAAAAAAAATAAATATACAGTTATTAAAAAAGCTATCTCAAAAGATTTAGCAGAATATTTAGCTAATTATTTTGCTATGAAAAAACAAGTTTATGATACTTGTAGAGAAACAAGGTATGTATCGCCTTTTGAAACTATGTATGGTTTTTATGAAAAAAAAGATGAACAAATACCAAATACTTATAGTCACTACTCCGATATTGCTATGGAAACTTTAATGCTAAAATGTCAGCCAGGTATGGAAAAAGCTACAGAATTAAAATTATATCCAGCTTATACGTATGCAAGAATATATAAAAAAGGTGATGAATTAAAAAGACATAAAGATAGATTTAGTTGTGAGATATCAACTACTATGAATCTTGGCGGTGATGATTGGCCTATATATTTGGAGCCATCTGGTAAAGAAGGTATGAAAGGTGTTAAAGTAGATTTAAAACCAGGAGATATGTTAGTATACAGAGGGTGTGATTTAGAACATTGGAGAAAACCTTTTCAGGGTAAAGTTTGTTATCAAGTATTTTTACATTATAATAATGTTAAAACACCGGGAGCTAAAGATAATATATATGACAAACGTCCACATTTAGGTTTACCGCAGTGGTTCAAAAAATAAAAAAAATAGAAAGTTTTTATCTTGTAACAAAGATAAAAGAACATAAGCAAATTAAAAATAAACTGCTTGAGTTAATTGATCAAATACCACAAAATAGATATGAGAATATCACTCACACTGATTGGAATTTGCCAAAGAGTTACGAAAGACTTTACCTAGATTACTTCTACAAGATACTTAGACCTTACATGGAAGAGATGAGTAAGTTTTTAAATGAAGAAACTTTCGATATTGAGAATGCATGGTTTCAACAATACTATAAAAATGACTTTCATCAATGGCATAGGCATGAAAAAACTAATTTTGCAAATGTATATTATCTAGAGCTGCCAGATAAAAATATGACTACAAAAATTAAACCTATTTTAAATAGAAAAAAAACATTAAATTTAGTAGCAAAGGAAGGAGATTTGGTGACTTTTCCAGCCATGTTAGAACACACTTCTGAAAAGACTAAAAAAAATTTAAGGAAAACCATTATATCTTTCAACAGCGATTTTTACTAGCAAAATGCTAAAAACCATATATAAGTAGAGATTATGCTACAGAAGATCGGATTTCAACCAGGTATAAATAAACAAATCTCAGAGACCACAGCTGAAGGTCAATGGGTAGACTGCGATAATGTAAGATTTAGATATGGAACACCTGAAAAAATAGGTGGTTGGAAACAATTAGGAACTGATGATTTAACAGGAGCTACCAGAGGTTTACATCATTTTGTAAATAGTTTAGGTAGAAAATACGCTATTATTGGTACTAATAGAATACTATACGCTTTTTCTGGTGGTGTATTTTATGACATACATCCTATTAAAAATACAACTACGCTTACAAGTGCATTTAGTACAACTAATGGAGAACCAACAGTTACAATAACTTTTTCTAGTGCACATAACATACAACCAAATGACATTATTTTATTAGATAATTTTACAGCAATTACAGGTTCTAATTTTGGCGCATCTGATTTTGATGATAAAAAATTTATGGTAACATCTGTACCATCGACTACAACTTTAACAATAACAATGCCCTCTAATGAAACAGGGAGTGGAGCAACAACATCTGGTGGTATAAGAGTTCAACATTACTATCATGTAGGTCCTCCTGTTCAGGTAAAAGGATTTGGATATGGATTAGGATCTTGGGGTGGTGAAGATACCTCAGCAGTTACAACAACTTTAAATGGAGCCTTACTAAATGATACGGCAGGAACAGGTGGTTCAGGTACATCTATTGTTTTAACAGACGCTACACAATTTCCAACTGCAGGTACAAATTTTATTCAAGTTGGAAATGAAGAAATATCTTACACTGGAGTTAGTGGTAATACGTTAACAGGTATTACAAGAGGTGTTAGAAACTCAACTAGATCAGCACATAGTGATGGAGCAACAGTAACAGATAGTTCTGAATATGTTGCGTGGGGTGAAGCGGCATCTGGTGACTTAGTCATTGAACCTGGTATGTGGTCAATAGATAATTTTGGTGACAAAGCTATTTGTTTAATTCACAATGGTAGTGTCTTTTCTTGGGACTCTTCTTTATCAAATGCTACAACTACAAGAGCAACAATTATATCTGGTGCACCTACTGCATCGCGTCACATGGTAGTATCTACTCCCGATAGACACTTAGTATTTTTTGGAACAGAAACAACTATAGGTGATACAACAACACAAGATGAAATGTTTATAAGATTCTCGGACCAAGAAGATATCAACACTTACACACCTACAGCAACCAATACAGCTGGTACACAAAGACTGGCTGACGGATCACGGATCATTGGAGCTATTAGAGGTAGAGATGCAATTTATGTTTGGACTGATACAGCATTATTTACTCAACGTTTTGTTGGTCAACCTTTTACCTTTGCGTTTGCACAAGCCGGAACTAACTGTGGACTTGTTGGACAGAATGCATGTGTAGAAGTTGATGGTGCTGCATACTGGATGTCAGAGAATGGTTTTTTTAGATATGCTGGTAAATTAGAATCATTACCATGTTTAGTAGAAGACTTTGTTTATGATGATATAAATATAGAATCAGGAAACCAGATGGTATCAGCAGGATTAAATAATTTGTTTGGTGAAGTTATGTGGTTTTATCCATCAGCAAATTCACAAGTAGTTAATAAAATGGTTGCTTTTAATTATTTTGATTCATCACCACAAAGACCTGTTTGGACAAATGGTACACTATCACGAACTATGTGGAGAGACTCTGCAGTATTTGGTAATCCCCATGCAACAGAATATGATGCAGAAACAGATACATCTTTTGATGTTGTTGGAAACACAGAAGGTAAAACAACATATTACGAACATGAAATAGGAACTGATCAAAATAAAAATGGAACTATTACTGCAATTACATCAAATATATCTTCTGGAGATTATGATATAACACAAGCAAGAGCACAAGGCACAGGACAAGCTACAGGTGTTGCAACGTTTAGAGGAGATGGTGAATTTTTAATGAGGATAAGAAGATTTGTTCCAGATTTTATATCACAAACAGGAACAACTAGAGTTACATTACAATTAAAAAATTATCCTAATAGCACACAATCTGGTTCACCACTTGGACCATTTGATATTACTAATACTACAACTAAAGTAGATACTCGTGCAAGAGCAAGAGCGGTAGCTATGAAAATAGAAAATACAGCAGTCAGTCAAAGTTGGAAGCTAGGGACTTTTAGATTAGATTTACAACCAGATGGACGTAGATAATGGCAAAGTTAGTACAAGTATTAACAAGACCAAGTAGAGAATATGATTTACCTACAGCAGAAGCACAGGTTAGAGATCTTGACGCTATTGTAGAAAAATTAAATTCTACGTTTCAAGAAGAATTAAAAGATGAGATAGAGGCTAGGAGCTTCTTTTTAGATTAATGGCAAATAATTTTATAAATAAAAAAGTAGATTTAACTACAGCAGATTTAACTACACTATATACAGTGCCTAGTTTTAAATCTTCTGTTATTAAATCATTACTAGTATCTGAAGATGCAGGATCAGGAAGCACAATAACTGTAACCTTAGTAAATGCTAGTGGTGTAATATTTAATTTATTTAAAGATAAAGCAATTGGATCTAAGGCAACAACAGAACTTTTAACCAATCCTCTTATAATGGAGGAGGGTGAGATACTAAAAGTACAGGCTGCTGACGCGAACGAGCTGCA